ATTTGTAGTTTGAACTGTGTAAAAACTATACTTACTTGAATTATTTAGATTATAGAAATATATATATCCATTTGTATTTTCACTATTTTGATTTGGTGCTATTACCATTCTGTTTGCACCTGTGCTTTTTGTTTCTCCAAAAGTAGATGGATATCCATATTGAAGTGCATATTGATACACACTAGCAGTTTCTAAAACACCACTTTCATAAAATCTCATATCAATATTATCATTACCACCATTAGTTTGTACATCATTTAACTGTGCAACCATAACATCATATTTATTTCCTTTAATAGAAGTGAAATCAATAGTTGTAGTAGCACTAAAAGTTTGTTCTTGAATAAGTTCTAATGAGCCACCCCAACTACCATCTTTAGTAAGTTGTAATATTTCACTAGGTGTATATAAACCTGTATTCTTTTTTACATTATTTGGTTGTGTACCTAGATAAGGCATAAATTACCTTTCTAAGTTTGTCGTAAGAATGAAACGTTATATTCTGCACTAGAAGCAGCTGAACATAAACCCTGCAGCTTATCTCCTGTTTCAAGTACGATCTTCGTTTGTAGTTCTATTGTTGTACCAAATGGTAATGATACATCATTTAAAACGTGGCGTAATGTTCCACCAGATTTAATAACACTTAAATCTATTGTTACATCAGCACTAGATCCACTAACATTTGAAACTAATATTCCAATACAAGTTTCAGTTGTACTTGAAGGAACTGCGTCAACAATATCACCAGTTGAAGTACCAAGTACCCCTTGAACACTATGAAGCGTATCGGCCATATTTTAATCCTTTCCTACGATAAAGCTAACACTAAGCCTAAACTCACTCCGCTTGGAGCTAAGGCGACTATGTCAGCTACTGTTGTTTTTTTAACGGCATTACTGTCGTCTGCATCACCAATTAAAACTATATCTGCCGATGCTACTGTTGCAGAAGTTGCACTATTTGGAGCAATTACTAAGTTTGCAGCACCAGAAGTTGCACCACCAGACAAACCAGAAGTGCCAGCTGTATTAACGGCTGTAATATCTCCTTCATCAATAAAGTTTGACCAGGATCCGTTATATACCTGTAAAACATTACTATCCTTTAAATAACAAAATTGCCCTTCAATTGGACTTGTAATTTGTGCATCTCTAGCCGTTGCATTTTCAAAAATGCACAGAGACTGTTCCATAAGATAATCATTTACATCTGCTGCGGTTAATACTTCACCTACACCAAATACTTTAAATCCGTTTGCCATGTTTTTATTTTATCCTTTCACTTTTATGAACTTCATTATAAGTTATTAATAGCCCAGCTTATCGGTATCTAAAATACCAAATAAAGTATTATCTAACCTCATAAAGGCCTGCGTATCTGCATTTGATAACTTATAAGAGCAACTAAACAAATCAGGCGTAATGTTGTAGTTTATACTGTCAATTATTTCATTTGCTGTTATTTGGCTAGGTGATCCACTTCCAGGAGGTGTTAATTCAACTTTAACAATGTCTCCAACTTCACGATCAAGTATTGTATTTTGATTACCTGTAGTTGCTTCAGTTAAATCTACTATTAAATTATCAAATCTAATTAAGGCATCTTTAAACTTACCTAGCAAAAACTTAGCAGCATCTTTAACTTCTAGATCATTATCGTTATAAAGATTATCCCTACTTAAAGTTCGAATTAAATATTTACCTTGCGATCCAACACTTTCAACTGTTTGTGTAGATCCACTAATTCTTTTTAAAGAAACAATATTAAAAATTTCATTGTCATCATTAATATAATCAACTCTAATATATGGAACATCTGATCCGTCATCTGAAAATGTTGCATCTGGAGTACTAGGAAAAGTAGCATGCCTTGATTTAAAAGTTAATTTACCATCTTTTGAAATAAATAATAAACCATTTTCTGATCGTTCAATATTTTGTAAAACGCTTAATGTATTTTCTGAAATGCCGCTTAATGCTTGCATTGTTGAAATACCTGTATCAATATTTCTATTAGTACCAAACTTAACATTTGTATTATCTAGAACAGCATCAATTAAATTACCACTTGTTGCACTAGAAAACGAAGCATTAATTAAAGCTGTATTAGCTATTTTGATAAAGGCATCAGACGCTTCAAAATTAGCAAAAGAGTTGCCTTGATCGGGATAAGTTAAATTAATATCTGTAACAAAACCTACAAATAAATCTTTATAGTTACTTCCACCATCTGTCGTTGCGTCAACATGTATAGCGATCATAGGCTCAATACCTGGACTATAAGGGCTTGAAGTATTTGTATTTTCATACTTTCTAGAATTATTTAATAATTGTACGCTGCAGCTTCCTGTACTAAATGTAGCTAACTCTCTTGATCTACCTCTTGAAATAGTTACGCTTTGTACGTCTGCTGTAACATCTGTTAAACTAACGGCACCTCCTAATTCTCCTGAGCCTAAAACACCTCTTACTAAATCATCTAAAGTAAATTCATTTGGCGTAAAGCCTACTCTAACTCTTACTGTTGGTTGTGCCATTAGATTATTGTTAGTACTCTATTTAAAGGCCCATTCTTATTTGTATAATCATTAAGCGCATTAATAACTTGATCAGGGTTGTTTACTTGATTATTAAAGTTAACTGTTAAACCTGCTCTTGGATCTAATAAAGCAGCTGAAGTATTTGCTGCATTAGTTGTTAATTGACTTATAGTTTTAGCTGGATCAATAGTTTCTTCAGGCGTTAATCTTTTAACTTCTTTTTCTGCAAAACCAAAAGAAACATTTCCAATTTCAGAAAGCTTAGGTAAATTAATATTTACGCCTATTTTTCCTAATACACCAGCTACTCTATCAACAAAACCATTAATAGTTCTAATAAAACTATTTAAACTATTAATTATTCTATTAATCATATTTTCAAAGTTTTTAGGCAAGTTTGTAAAAAATGGTTTTAAAAACTTATCAACCATTTCAGTTAGCTTTTTAAACGCCGGCGCTAATAAAGTTAGCAGCAAAGTTACAACAGCTATTATAGGCGGAGCTAAAGCTGAAAGTAATTGACCTACAACCTGAATAAACGGAGCTACTGCTTTAATAGCTTCTACTAAATGAGGTCCTACTTCAGTTACTAAATCAACTATAACTGGAAGTAACTCTTCAATCACTGGCAGCAATTCTGCGCCCATTGTAACCTTTAAATCTTTTAATTTAGCTTGTGCAGCTCTTGACTTGTTAGCAAAACTTTCTTGCGTTCTGTTAAGATCGCCCTGTTGTACTGCTGTTTTTTCTAATAACAATTCATAGGTTGCAAGTGCTTTTTCTTGCTTCGTGAGTTCTGCTGCCGAACTTTTGCCAGTCATTTCAAATGCTTTTGTTTGTACGTCTGCTTCCATTATGGCGATCCCATAAGTTTTCAAACTTTCTCTCTCACCGAGCAAAGCTTTAGTGAAGGCTTGCATAACTGGCTCTGCGCCTCCCTGAACGTTGCTAAATGAAGCTACGTCTCCGGCAAGTGTTGCTAACTTAACTGATAAATCTGCAGAAGCTTCGCCTGTAAATTCAATACCTTGCATGATTGCACCTGATTGAGTTAATAGCCCTTCTAACTCGTGCGCAGCTAAACCGGCTTTATTTGCAAACTCATCAACGAAACCAGATAACTTTGGTACACTTTCTCCAAATGTAGTTTCAAAAGCGGATCGTGCTTCATTAGCATCTGATCCTAAGTTAACTAAATCTTTACCTAGAGTAACTGCAGCAACTGAAGCAACACCTAAACCTGCAACCGTAGCTTTACCTAAAGTACCGGCTACAGAACTAAATTTACTCATAGCTTTTTGTGATCTTGTTAAGCTATCAGTAAAATTTTTAGTTTTACCTATAATTGCTATCGAAACTTTTTTTTCTTTTGCCATTATTTAATTGCTTTCATTAATGCGTCATACATACGATCTGAATATGATTCAGCTATTTTGTTTTGATTTTTATCTAAAGTTTTACCGGCAACATAACCTTTTTTTCCAAATTGTGAAAATGTACTATCACCTGCTGTAAACCTATGACCGATCCATTTTTTATAAGGAAAGTCTGCTCCAGGTCGTGAATACCTTAGATTGCCTACTTGACTTCTACTTACAGCTCTAGTTTTACCATTTTTAGTAGGTACATACATATAACGGCGACCAAACTCCATAGAAAATGTAGCTGGCTTTTTATCATTAGTTTTAATATTAATTTTTGCTTCTGTACGTGTACCTGAAGCTGTGTAGCCAGTAGCCGAAGCTCTAGCTTTAGGAATTCTTTGTTTTTTAGCTAACGCTCTTATTTCTGATAATTGTTCTTTAGCAAGCTCTCTATGAAACTTAGATAATACTTTTAAAACTTCTGTATCACCATATTTTTTAATGTCTTTTCTTAACTCTATTAACTCAGAGTTATCAATTGTAAATTCACCAGTTATTTTTGCCATATCAACTTTCGTATTTTTTATTTATAACTTTAACAATTGCATCAAACATTTCCATTTCGATATTCAATAAAGCATTTGGATCTATTCCTGTTTCAACTGCTATAGCAGCTATTAGATCAATAAACCCGCTTATGCTTTTAAATTATCACTTGATCCAGTAATGTCTAGGTCTTCAACTTTATCAACCCAAGCATCATAATCTTCAGTAACACCATTTCTTTTAGAAGCAAGCCATGCTAAATATAAAAGCCATTCGTATCGCTGCTCATCATTTAATCTAGAAATTGGTATGTCAAATTTGCGCTCAAATTTAACAATATCTCCCGGCTTGATCTTAACTTCAAGTTTAGTACCGTCGCTCATCACGACGACCATATTGCCCATTAAGAAGTAGCGCGGCTAATAGTTCCAGAAGTAGGAAACGAAACTGACATTGTAGCAAGTTCTCCTACAGCGTTTGCAACTGGAATATGTTGATTAACTAAAACTGATCCACTATAAGATGGATTAGTAGCGCTAACTGATCCGCTTGTTGGTTTTACTACAAAAGCTGTAGTTGTTCCAAGTAACGGAAATAAAGTAGCGTCAACTTCACTAGCTGCAAAATCTTGTTGAAACTCGATGGAAAGAGTACCTGACTTAAGGCCTCCTGTCCTGGACTGGAAGGTTTCCCCCATCGCTGTTGTCATAATTTCATCGGCTGTAATATCTAAAGTAACTGAAGCAACATGATCACTTAAATCAACGCTGTTCAATGTTACGCTTGCATCTGTCAAAACAAATTTTGCCAAAATAAACTCCTTTCAATATCTTTATTTTAAATATGAATAATGAAATATAAGTTTATACGTTATTAAATGGAAAACCCCTCTTGCTGCTAGAGGGGCTTTCCGGTACGTAAACGGGGGTTGTACCTTTTATTCTTTTCTTAATACAAATTCTAAATCAAGATAATCATGAAAATCAGGATTAACTTTTGGTTTAGGCTCGCGTTTTTGACTTACTGTAAAACTACTCCAACATAATTTTAATTTGCTTTCAGTTCCATCTTTATTATATAATCTAAAAGTAACTTCCGTATCTCCCAGTAAATTATGTAACTTATCTTGATCTTGCCTAACTTGATCTTTATTTTTCATTTAGTCTTCTTTACAAGCTTTTAAAAATTTGCCTGTATCAAAATTAGGATTATCATCTTCAAATATTGATGCTAGTCCTAAAGTAACTTGTGATTTAGTTTCGTTAAATTTGATTATTTTAGCTATCGCTTCATAATCTTTTTTAGTCATTGCCATTTTTAGTCCTCCGTTTGTTTAATTTATAATATAATTATAACATAAATTATTTTAAATGCGTAATGTTTTTAAATATTTTTATTCAATACCGATTGCAGCATGAATTGAAAAGCTTGGATTAGTTCCGGTTATAGTATAATTCAAACGCCAGTAATTATCAGTTACAGCACCAGCAACACTTTGAAAATCCGCTCCTATAGCTGTAATCCCTGTAAAAGTAATCCGATCGGTTGGACTTGTAAAGCTTGAATTATCATCTGATTGTAATTTAAAAGTAATAGTTGGACTAGAAGTTCCTGAAACTGCATAGCAATGAATTGCTGCGTATGCTTTTTCAGTGGCGGCAACAGCTCCAAGCTGGGTGCCTGTTGAATTACCTGAAGCTGTTAATGCGCCATCTAATTGAATAGTTCCTCTAACAACTTTATCGGATGATTGGCTTTTACTTATGCTAAATGGCGCTAAGCCTCCAACTTCACCTAATATTGAATAATCAAATAATCTTGACTTCATAAAATATGCAATATTTCCTACTCCAGCATCTGGAACAGTAGTTACAATTAATTCATTTCCAATTGAAGCACCTAATAAAGCATCTGGTTTATTTGATCCGGCTTCATAAAATCCATCAATTTGAAGCGAACTATCTTTAAGTCCACCCAATTTCTCTCTAAATCCATTACTGTTAATTGTAGTTGCGTCTAGCTCTTCAGCGTTTATTTCTAGGTTAACAGAAGTAGTATGATCGCTTAAATCATAACCACCTGAAAAAACTTTTCCATCATTAAATACAAATTTTGCCATTTATTTCTCCCACGCTTCATTTACATCAGGAGTGCTCTTATCGTCTTTAATAAAAGTTCCATCTTTTTTTCTTGCACGCTTTCTTTTAATTGTAGTAGGTTTTATATGGCCACCTTTAATTAATGATTTTGCAACTTTTTCATCATCAATAGTTATAGTATCACCTTTAATTTTACCCATAACTTTTTTATTACCAATTATTTTATATTTCATTAATTACCTCCGCAACAACCTGCGCCGCAACAACCATCCATTAGCTTGATCCTTTCGTGTAAACTTCTATAGACAAATTGGCACCAATTCCATCAATACCATTTAGATTAAAATCTGCGCTGTAGTTACTTACATTAACAACTCTAGCATCTGTATTAGCAAGACCTAAAGTTCTATTGTTATATATTATTTGCCTAATACTCGAACTGCCACTACCTGTAACAAAAGCATCTAATTTATCTTGCGCTGTTCTTGCATCGGATCGCTGTACAGCGATTAAAACATCAAATGTATAAAGATCAGTTCCACGTTGCATTGCTAAATCGAATTCAATATTTGTTGGTATAAACATTGCTACTGGAAAATTAATTGCATTGTCTGGTATTACATCATAACAACGAAGGCCATTTATGCCACCTATTGTTGTTTTAAGACCATCTCTTATTTCTGACATTGTTGCCATTTAAGCAACTCCTAAAACTGTACCTTTACGAAATGGCGCAATCATTCTGGTAATTTCTCTATTTTGTTGTATATTAACAACGCCAAAATCTCCTACACCTGCAACACCTAAAGGCGCATTTCGCATAGCAAATAGTTCACTTGCTAACATTAACGTAGCTTGTCTAATTTGTTCAGGCACTGCTGCATAACCCCATTTAGCTGTAATTTCAGCTCGCGGTCTATTACTTGAAGTATCTAGGGGCCATTCATTTGATCCATCGCTTATCAATTCAACTATGTAATAAGGATTTCCTGTTATGCCTCCAACAATTCCATTGATAGGCAAAACTTGATATTCACTTGATGAAACAGTTACCTCATACGTTCCATCATCATCATCGTCATATTTAACTACAAGTCCTGTAGTTGTAGAAATGTCATCAACTCTTAATCGATAAACATCTTCTGTAAAAAATTTCCTAGCTGATGCTGATCCGTCTGCGTAAAAATATCTGCCACAAAAAGCATCTATTTGCCTTGAAGCTGCATTAATAGCATCATCTAAAAGATCATCGTCCCCGGTATCATCTGACGGGATTCCAACAAAAGCTTTTAATTCATTTTGTGTACAGTAGCCATTAGTAATTGCCATAGGTTATTTACCCTTTTTCTTTCGGCCCTTACCTTTGCCACCTTTCATTTTTTTACCGTAACCAACACCTTTAGGCATAATTACTTCTTTTCTACTTTTTTTTCGGCTTTAGGTTTAGCATCAGCTTTTTCAACTTTGCCACCTGCTGCTTTAATAGCTTTTTTAACTTCTTCAGCACGTTTAGCCTTTCCGTATAATTCGTAGCCCTTGAGCTCTTCCTTTAACGCTTTTATTAAATTTTTATTTGACATAATTTTTTCTTTCTTTATATGGTTAGAGGTATCAATTGCTTGACACCTCCGACCATTAATCTAACTAAAAGGACGGTGTAACCAGTCCTGTTCCGTTAATCATTGTAGTTCCTGCTGGGTATCTTCCAGAAGCGAATGCGTTATATCCGTAAACAACCATTTTAGTTGTAAGTGATCCTGCATTTGTTTCTTCAAACTTGAGCTGGAATAGACCATCTTCGAAAAGAATATGATCATCTGCTTTAACAATGAGAATTATATCTTCATCATTACCAGATCCTGCATCTGTTTGAATGTTTGCATCTGTGATAACTGGCAGCCCTAAAAGGTTACCAACAACGTTTCCGTATTTTGCTGCTTCACCAACACCAATTGGATTATCAGGATTGTTTCCTGCTGGGACAACTAACGGCCTATTAGAGCTGTCAAGTCCTGCAGTTATGAAACCCCATCGTCTTGGGTGCATAATGATTGCAGTAGCTGGGGCAAATCTGTTAGCGTTAACTTTTTGAATTGCATCAGCCAATTTAGGATAGAACTCAGCAACAGTTGGACTTGCGTCTGTGTATGTTGTTGTGTTTATTCCTGAAACTGATTTTATTCCTAACGGTTGTCCAGAACTTCCGGATCCGTTAATCATAAGATTATCAAGTTTTGTATAGTATGCTGCGACTAAGTCTTGGAAAATAATGTTTTCCATGCTAAATCCAGGTTGTCCGCCACGCTCAAGAGCTTGTCTTGAAACGTCTTGCTGACCTGCAACAGTATCAACATTAACTGTTAATAGCGTATCATCCATATTAGTTTCTGATACAGCTGAGTTTTGTGTTGCTTGTTCTGCTGTTGTTGATCCAGTAGTTATTCTGGACACTTCCATTTTCATACCAAATGCTGGAAGAGGTTTTTTAGGTACAGCGTTATAAACTGCTGCGCCAGCTCTTGCAATTGGTGCATACTCATTTACTAGGTATTGCGGAACTACGAGGCCTGAGAAGGCTCCTGTTCCAACATCTCTAGAAGATTCATGATCTTGATGTTGATTAAGTCTTGATTGCGCTTTGAAGTCGCCGGATCTAGCTGCCCAAGCATCAGAAATGAAGGAATGATTTCCATCTTTTCGATATAGGTCAGGCTCGTTGATCTCTACAACAGCTTCTTTTTCGCCTAAGTCTTCATCTTCAACATTAAGTTCTGATCTACTTTCTTTAACTGCTTTGAGTGTTTCGGCTGCATCTCTAGCTTCACCTATTTTTACATTAAGCTCTTTTACTTCTGTATGCAATTCATTTGATCTTGCAAATTTGCTGTCAAATGTTTCTCCTGCATCCATTTCATCAAGCTCAACTACTAGTGAATCTAATTCAGCAACTTTTGCATCTCTAGCTTCAATTAATTTTTTCATAGCTTCCTTATGTTTATTATCTTTTACTTCTGCGTAGAGTGTGTTCTTAAGTGTGATTTCGGCACTAAACACGGCTTCACGTCTTAGCGAATGCCATCTCTTTCAAGTTTCATTTTTAACAATTCAACTTTGGGATTACTTCGCTTTTTATCAACGTTATTACTTTCAGTAACTTCATTAATAAAACCTTCTAAAATTTCTTTTGCTTTTTCACCGCTTCTTGCTTCAACTAGCTCTTTATGTAGGTTTTCTAATTCAACCCCTCTAAGCTTAGCACCAGCCCAAGGATTAGCAGGATAAGTAACAACGCTTACATCAAATAACCTTGCTTCGTTTACTTCTCTGTTTTCTCCTTGATTATCAAAATTATCTTTGATTGCTGCAAATGCAAAAGACATTTCATTCAAATCTCCTCGCTTCATAGCACTTGCTACTTCAGCTACTGTAGGATTAGTTGGATCTAATTCAGCTCTAACAAATAATCCATAATCGTCTTCTTCTAATTTTAAAGTTCCTGATGAAGTTCTAGCCAATGGAATTCCATCATGATTAACTAAAAATCTTACATCATCTTGCTCTTGTAAAGTTTTTTTAAATGCTCCGGGTTTAATAGTTTCGTTATATAAACCTTTGCTATCTCTTACTCCGTATGGTTTATCGAATACAGAGGCATAACCAGTAAATAATAATGTATTTTTATCATTATCATTTCTTTCTTCAACTGCTGCAAATGTAAAACTTCTATTTTCAGTTTGTCTTTCCATGCTATTTATATTAGTAATAGTTTTTTGCTTTTCAATTGTTTGTGACATTGCAACAGCTCGATCGAATACATCAATATGTTGTCCACTCATTTTTTCCTCTTTCTTTGTATATCTTGGGTGTTCTTTTGGAAGTAAATCATTGTCTGATAAATATTTAGGATTTTTTGGTTTATCATTTTTTAATAAATAACTAAACGCTTTTAATCTAGCTAATCCCCATGCTTGTCTGCTAACTCCAGGTCTATGAGAAGAACTAAACGCCCCAAAACCTCTTCTAACAACAGCTTTGGCAGAAGATGCTTTTAATTTTCTCCAGGATGCCATTCCAGCTACTTCTTCGTTATGTTCTTTAACTCGATTTTTAATAGCTGTTTCTGTACCCTCACTAAATTTAATGCCTCCTTTTTTACCGCTTGCAGATCCTTTTTTATTTTTACCGCTGCCTTTAACTTGATCTTTTTTAGGAGCAGGTGTTGCGCTATCATTTCTAGGCTCTAATTTACCTTCTTTAACAAGCTGCGCTATTTTTCTATCAGCCCAATCTGCTGCCTGCATTGGATTAGTCCAGGGGTTAGATCCCCAAAGTAAAAATGCTACGTCAGAAAATTTCCAGGTATCAGGATCATTAGGACTAGTTTTTTCGCGATCAAGGTCAACTATATGTCGTTTATGCCAAGCAGCTATACGAACTATTTTTGAAATTGATACAGGCTCACCTGCAGCCATAGATCTTGCTTCGCGTTTTGTTTTATCTGTTAATCCAGGTCCAGCTTTTCTAATATTCTCTAAACCTCGTTGAGCATTTTTTTTCATAAACTCTGCAGGTTTTCTATCTACTTCTCTTAACTCAACTTCATTATTTTTAGACTTCATTTCAGCTTCAGCTATATTTAAAGCTGTTATTTGATCCATTGCAGATTCATGAGTTTTATGACAGCCCATTAATTTATTGTCTGAATCTTTAACAACTGCGTGGCCTCCAACTTGATCTTTACCTGATTCGCCGCTTTCTTTTGGGCAATCAGCATGGTTATGAATAATTGAATATGGCATTATTCTTGATTAAGATTATTTGTTGGATCATGCTCATCTGTTCCTTGCGCTGGAAGTGTAGGATCGATTAAAGCTCCTTGCAAGCCTATATAAAACTTGTCGCCGCCTTCGTAGGGCTCGAGTTCCATTTTAGCTCTTGCTTCATTCGGAGTCATAACTCCTGAACTTATTGCAACTTGAAATGATCTTACACGGCTTAATTGATCGCCTCTAGCATATTCATCAGTGTCTAGTCTGACAAATTGTTTTCCAGGCAGCAATGACGAAAGACCGTCCTCTATTCTTCGAATCCACGGCAAAAGTGTATGGCGAATAAATGCTAAGCCATTACTTTCAATATTTGAATATACGTTTGATCCGTCTTTTGACAATAATAAATGAGCAGGTATTCTAAATACTCTTGCTATTTCGTGAACTATTTGATCTCTAGCTCCAATCAATTCCGACCCGGCTTCAGCACTAATTGCTTTCCATTTTAAACCGCCTGTTAAAACAGCAGGTTTTCTATTTCGATTATGGTTGCCTATCCATGTTTCTTTTAATGCTTTAGCTTGCTCAGCTGTTAAATCTCTATCTGTTTCTAATACAGAGCTAGGAGTTCCACCTTGTCCATAAAATTGCGCAATATGTCTTTCCATTGCCAAAGCAAGGCCATAAGTATTTGAATTAGTTCTTAGTGGGCTTACACCAATTAATTGTCCTGGATAGCTATACCAAATTAAATGAAGCATATTATCTGCAGTTATTTTACGATCATAACCTTTACCCTTAGCTGTTTGCAAGTAATAGCACTTACGGCCATCACTCATTTCAACTTTTACTTTTTCAGGGTGTATAGGTGTTAATTGTATTGGTCTGCCTTGTCTATCTTTATCAACAAGTATAAAAGCATTTCCGTGCATAGCCATAGAAGTTATTGTTTGATGCAACAATGAAAACATTGAAAGATCAAGACCTATATTAGGTTTTTCTAAAAACTTTGGTTTGTCTGTAAATATTGTTTTTTGCCCTTCATATCGTAAAGTTTTAACTGGTAATAAAGCAATACTATCAGCTATTAACGATATAGCACTAAAAACTGTTGATATACCTAAAGCAGAATTTTCATTAACTTCTTCGCCGGTATAATTATAAAGGCCGCCTTCTCTTAAGGCTAAAATGTCGGATAAATTTCCGAGGGCTGCGTCTCTGTTTTCTTTTTTATTAAATAAACTCATCTACTAATTAAATAACTTCCTACAATTAAAAATGCTCCCGCTACGACATAAGCAAGGCTTACATTAAAAGTATATACACCATAAATTATAAGGCTAGCTCCTGCTACTTCTACTATAGTTGTTATTACGCCAATCATAAGTTTATAATAGCAACTTCTGGATTATCGTCTTTAGGTATTGGAGCAGTAATTCTATCGAGCATCATAACCATTGCTATAGAACTATCAATTTTTCTTTTTGATCTACCTTTACTTAAACGCCAACCCATATCAGTAACTTTTTGTGCAGCGCTTAAAACTTGATCTGTAAATTCAGGATCGCCTTCATGTATTACTTTATTATTAGCTATCATTTCATAAGCGTTGCCACAAGCTGGAATCATTCTTGAATGCGTTTGAGGAAAGTTAACCATATTAATTCCTCTGTCTAATAAAACCTGCGCTGTACGTTCCATAAATGCTGGATCGTAGGCAACTTCTATTAATTTATATTTAGTAGCTAATTTAACAATAAAAGCTTCTATTTCTTGTACATCTAAATAATTCTCACCTTGAGGATGCCATATTTGTGATTTAACTCTTACAACTCCGTTTTCATCTTTTTGGCCATAGGTAACTGCGCACGTATCATGACGTAAAGCCATATCAATTCCTACAAATGTTTCTGCACCTTGAAGAAGATCCATATCTTTATTTTCGCAGCTGTCCCATTGCTCTGCACTAATCCAGCTTTGCTCTTCAATTCTTGTCCATTGATTCAAATGATACCTTTGAAATTCATTAACTGGAAGTGATTTAAAACGTCTTCGCAAATTTTCAATAGGCCACCAATCATTTTCAATTGCTGGGTTTACTTTTTTCCATATTTCTTCATCCTTAGGGTTATCTGTATCTTTAGCTCCATACCATTTAAAATAGAATTCTGGATCTTCTGCTTTGCCAGCTTCTTTCATCATACCTCTTTGATATAATCTCCCCATCAAACTATCTAGATCATGGCCAGCTGTAGATATATTAACAACTATGCCATCTCGTCTTTTAGCTGTATTGTTTGCTAAAACATAATGAACTCTTTCTAAGTTAATATTATTAAATTCATGTACCTCATCAAATATGCTGCAACTATTTCTACCTCCATCAGCAGTACCGGCCTTAGCTGCTATTCTGTACGCTCTACCACTTCCGTTTTTAACTTGTATTTCGTTTTGAAATGTTTCAACCATATTATTTAATATTGGACTTTCTTCACACATAGTTTTCATAGTTCCAAAAACTAGATTAGCTTGCTCATAACTAGCAGCAGCTACAGCAACTAAAGGTGACGTAACTCCTGATCCAAGTAATTCATATAATCCTAATCCAGAAATCAAAGCAGATTTTCCATTTCCTTTTGGCAAACCGATCATAGCTTCTCTATATTTTCTATGGCCATTATCGTTTAATTCATACATTTCATAAATAATCTTTTTTTGCCAATCATCTAGTTTAAACGGCATTCCATAAAAGTCACCTTCGCCATGCACACAAAAACCTTCAATAAATTTAACTACTCGATCTCCTGTAGTTTCTGGTAAAGTAATCATTCTTCCTCTTCACATTCGTGACAAATTATTTTGCTTTCGTCTTTATTGTAAAATATTTTATAACATTGTTCACACATCAATATATATTCAATGTTGTCCATTATTCTTCTTCTAGTTGCTTTAACCTCGGATCAGCTATTTCTTTATTATCTTCTTGCAGCAATTGTTGTAATTGTTGAAAACCCATTTGAGCTTCACCAAAAGCAATTCCCAAGCGTTGACGAGCAAGGGGAGTTAACCCGAGTTCCTGCTCAAGTCTTAATATTTTTTCTTCAAGTTTTAGTGTTAATTGTATAAGCGGATTTATAACAGCTTGCCCTTTTGATCCTTCAGCTAATAAACCGGCATTACCTTGCCTGGCAATTGTTCGATTAGCTCTTTCAGCTTCATCATAATATTGAAACAATCTATAAAATGCAGGAAGATCTACTATCTGTGCTGTTGAAGCCAATTCACTATCCCAATACGCTTTCCAATATCTAATAGTCTTTGTTGTCCATCTTGAGTTAGGTTTAGGTATAGGCATATTACGACCACCATTAAGCATAGTTAAATTATTGTCCCTATGACCAACTAAATTTGTTTTGTCTTTTGGTAATGGCCCACGAGGCATTATATATAACTCCAGATTAATTTATTACTTGTAACGTAATAATAATAACATATAACAGCTAGCAAAAAACAAACAACGTAAAAAAAAATTATATGTATAACAAAACTCTATATATGAGCACGAAAAAAGTCGCCAAGCATGCTTCGGGTGGCAGGCACTTGTTGCATAAGAAAAAATAGCCCCCTATATAGCCCTTAAAGCCTTATTTCATAGTCTTTTGTATTTTAGCCTAGTATAAAGCATTTTATTCATCTATGATCAATACCACGTCTTTTTCGATGACAAACCTGACATAATACGCGCAAATTAAATATTTTATGTGTACCTCCTTTACTTATAGGAATTATATGATCGACTGTTAACCTGTTACTTTTATTACCTATAGTTCCACATTGCACACAATTACGTTGCGCTTTTTTTATTAATGCTTTGTTACGTCTATATTCTGGATCTTGATACGCTCTACGCCTTGTATCTTTATACTTATATTTCTTTATTAATGGCTTATGCTGCGCGCAATAACTTGGATTATCTTTAGTTGGCTCTATTAATACTCTGCATTCAAGGCAGGGTCTCTTAGGTACTATCATTTTTTTTATTATGCCAATCTTGTAGGTTTTTATTTAAACATACTTTACACCAACTTGTACGGCTACCTATACCTTTAGGCCGCTTAGTAAAGTCTTTTGTATCTTTTCTTTTCCAGCATTTAGTACATTTTTTATTTAGCAATATGCCGTGATCATCAAATTCAGGCATTGATTTAGACGGTTTCTTTTCTATTTCTAATAGCTTATCAATATGTTTATTATTTTCTATTTCTATATAACAGCTTACGCATATATGACTTTTAGCTCCCCAGTTCTCACAATCAGCAGCAAAACCTTTACCATATCTATTACAACGCAAACATCTTTTCTTTATTAACTTACCTTTAAGATTAAATGACGGATCTATTATATCCATTATTTTAAATGTTTCTTTAACTGTTTTACTAAGATTATCTAATTTTTTATTTTTAAAACGTTTTCTTACTCGTTCAGGCAAACAAAATAAACCATTACTTATACCTTGATCCAACGCCATTTTAAGACATGCTACGTTTACCGGACATTCTTTACATATTTCAGACGCTTGCCAGTATTGTTGATCAGTTAAATTACCTTCAACCGGAAAGAATAACTCTGTATTTACGTCTTTGCATGCGGCCCTGTTTTGCCATTCCATATATGAATACTAATACGTATTCTATAAATTCTGTTCAGTTCTCCAAATATTTTCAAATGTTAGATCGTTACCCCAGCATGGCTCACTACTTGACCAAGGTTTCCAATAGTCATCCCTACTGTGCATTTCTTGTACTAATAATGCAGCTACTTCTATATTATGCTTAGGTATTAATTGCGCGTAAGTGTTATTAATCGGATAATCCCAATAAGGTATATTATACTTTTGTTTAACCCAACCCCAAGTTTTAGGTATAACTTGAAATAAACCACTGTCTTGATCTTGCCATCTATAAGCATCAGCCTTCATTCTACTTTCACAAAACATAACTTTAACAGCTGTTTTAATATTTTTTTCTTTAAAATTATCTACTAACAACGTTGAATATTGTAAAGTATTAGCAGGTAAATTATTATTACAATAAGTTATATTATTCATATCATTTATAGTTGGATCAGCACCATTACCAAAACTACTTACAAAAGCAGCATATATTATTATACAATTAGCTATCATTACGCCACGCTTCTAATTCATTAGTATTAACTGCTTTTTGTACGTCTTTAGCCGAAGCTGTTCTAGCTCCGTCTTTTAAATAGCTATACTTTGTTAAGTTACCTATTGTTATGAAGCTAACTCCCATAGATAAACCTATATTTTTAGCTATTAAAGATATATCCTCAGGATCAAATCCAGCTTCTTTTAAGTTCTTAGCTTCTTTAAAAGCATGTCTTTTCTGGCCATCTGTAGGCTTACTTATGCCGACTGCTTTAATTATTTGTTGTTGAAACATAAAAAGCGATTCATCGCTTATATAGTTATTATTAGTATAGTTATTATTAAGTATAGTTTGGGTATGATCTGGCATACTAGGACTAGTTTCATTATCTATATCAGGGCTAGTATGTTCTACTATGCTAGCTGGTTTATTTACCATCAATGTATAAAGGTTAGTTTCATTGTCTTTATTAGATTTACGTCTTCTTTTAACTATTATGCAGCCTTTTTCTTCTAATCCTTTAAGTGCTTTAATAGTTGTTACTCTTCCACGCTTAATTTGCTTACCTATTGTATTTATACTTGGCCAACATTCTTTAGTTGTATTGTTAGCATATTTAGCTAATGCTATGTAAGTACTTAATTCTAAATCGCTGCATAGATCGTATACCCATAGAGGTACCAATGCAAACGTTACTTCGTATTTAACTTGATCTGTCATTTATTCTCCTTAAATCTATATACAATCCGTCTATATTTTTTAAAGCTTTAATTGCTAATTCACCGCAACCAACAAAAAGGCTAGGGCCAATTCTACCTTTTAATTTTATTTTTTTTCCGTTAGGCTCAAAAGAAATACGCCCTCTTGCAAAAACAAAACAATCAGCATTAATTAAAAAGTTATGAAATAATTTTGTATCTGTACGCGAAAAAAGTAACATTATTCCATTGCCATGATTAATAAACTTTTCAACCCATTTTTCCATATTACGTGAATAAGGGGGATTAAGCCACACAAAACCATTCCAATCTTTCTTTAAACCGTTATCAGATTCTGTAAAATATTTTTTTGTTGGCACGTTGTTAACCATATTACTACTAGCAGGATCTAAATCAAAATTTACATTTAAAGTATCAAAAACAATTTTAGGAGTAAACCATTCAACTGATTTACTTTTTTTATATGCGGGATCTAATGTCATTTATTCTCCATTGCCATTATTCCTTGCTTCCAACCATTATCTTTAGCTGTTTTAAAGTCCATATCAACATATTTTTCCATATTAGGCATATCCCAATAAAACAATTTCTTTTGTTTATATAATCGAACTCTTGTATAAAATATAGCTTCGTCTGTACTACTCCAGCCATTTGCTTTTAAATAACTTTGAAAGCTACTAGGCTTATCTCTTAATAATTCTTTTTTGTGCTCTGATGATCTAGCAGCATTGACCTTTTCTTTTAATTGATCATTATATATTTCTTTACAACGTCTTTTAAGTTTAGGCCAGCTAAAAAAATCATTACCTTCGTCTAATTGTTCAACCGCTGCTTGTCCTAAAATATCATCATTATATATACTAAAATCATTATATAAACTTTTAATTGATCCAGATTCATTTTTGATGCTTGGCCATCTCATACCAATCCAATCAGACCAATAAATAAATTCGTCTTTAGTTAGTTTTTTTATTTCTAATTGTGTCATTTATGTCCTCCTTAGGCTTGCGTAGGACTATTACAGCCCTACGCGTTGTATTGTATTTTAACTCATACACTTTAAAAAGGTGCGTCGTAGTTAAGATCTTTTTTAGTTTTGTTAACTAATTCTTCAACTTCTTCTTCTTCGAATATGGACCAAGGCCATTTAGCGCCTTCTCCCATACATTCTTGTGCAGTAGCTTTGCATTTCATAATAGGAAAACCTTGTTTTGGTTTATGTCTATTATCCCAAATATCACTTCCGCATTTAGGGCATACAACTTCTGTACTTGTAACAGCAGGCTCTTTAGCTGCTAGGGGTTTGCTACCTTCATTAAAAGGCTCTTTCTCTTCAACATCAAATACAGCTGTTGCAGCTGTTATAGTACCTTCGCATAACCAATCAAATAATTTATTTGAAACAGTTATAACTTTTTCTGACTGCGCAGACAAATCGCCATTAATGTCAAATTGATCTTTCATTAAATGTGTTGCTCCTTTTAGTGCAACCGATTTAGCTATGCTTCTATTTGTATCTACCATTTTTTTTCTCCTTATAGTTTATACTTTCGTAATTTGGCTTTTCCAAATTCTAACTCTTGATAGCGACAAAATTGAAAATGTCTTTCATATAAGTCTTTTCCATAACCGCTACCCAGTTCTTTATCTATTACCGAAATATATGCCGATCTAACATAACCAGCGTCTATAGCTGCTTCAACTAGTTTAGGCCCTCCAATTAGTTTTGCACCAATTAGATTTTTATCTTTAGGTAAATCTTTAAAAGTTATTTCTCTATAAAAAAGCCACTCGCTAGCTGGATAAAAATCAGTTGCTTGTGTTCTTACAACTCGTACATTTCTATGCTTTAAAGGTGGCATTGCTTCAACTGTTTTAGGGCCACATAATAAAGTTGTATTATCATACATAGTTAAAGCTTTAAATAATAATTTATCATCTGATCCAGTCCACTTCATATCATCCCAGCCATTTTTAGCAAAAAAATTATCACTTGACATAGCCAAAACAACATCTAAAAACTTTTTTTGTTTTCTTATCATTCAAATACCTCTGGTTTAGGATGATATAATTCACGTCTTTTTTCTACATCAGGCGAGCATAACCCTCTAATTTCTTCAATGTAACTTTCAGGATTAATCATTATTTCACTTAATGTAGTTTTACTTTGATAATATTTAGGCAAAAAAACTGGATCATCTAACGTAACTTGTTGCAAAACAATATTTTCATGCGCTCTATATATATGACTATTAGCTGACATAATAGTAATATTTTTTTTACTTAAATTCAATTCATTAGATAATGCTAAAGCTAATTGATCATAAAACATAAAATCATACGGCAAACCTACAACTAAATCAGAGGATCGCATAAATAAAGTTAAATGTAAACTATCTTCGCTATCTACATTAATTTGCCAAGCAAATGGACAAGGTACATTTTTAACTTTACCTTGATTTAATAAACCATCTGAAACTGGATCCCAATAGGAAACTAATGCTTGTCTAGTGCTTATATCTTTATTAATAAGATCTATTAATTCAAGTAATTGATCTCTGCCAAAATGTCTGCGCATTCTATAGCCATAAGCTGTTTCTACTTCGCCTATTTCATTTGTAAATTTACTCCACATTTTTGAATATTTGTCTATTAATTTAATATTCTTTTCGCCAGTTAAAGCCCAACATAATTCAGCTGCTGCTATATGAGGAAATATGCAACGGCCTTCAGGCATAATAAAAAAGTTCCAATTAGAATATTTATCAAAATCATCAAAATACATTAACGAAGTATTAAACAATGTTTTGGTTTCTTGCATTGTTCTTTCGTTATAAATTATATCACCGCCTTGCAACGCTCCATTTTGTAATCCAAGTATTGAATTAGAGGGGTACATCATTCCTCCTCAATTTCTATAAAGCAATCATTACAAACTATATAATCTTTGCTTTGTATAGGAAATATAAAATTGCTATAACAAATAAAACAAGTAAAATTTTTAATTTGTTTAGGCGTTTGATGCCACTTTGTTATAAGATTTTTCAAATAAAAAATAATATTACTTAGCATTATTCCTCTTCTGAAATTTCATCATATAAAAATGAAGCATAATTAACAAGATCTATAATTGAATCGTGCAACGGCTCATTAAATATTGCTTTTCTGTTAACTACATTAACCATTCGTAGTACTTTAATATAAATCATTTGAATATATGATTTAAGGCCAAACGGAAAGTAGTCTCTTCTATTACTTCTGTTGTTGTAATCGTTATCTTTAATTATTTGTATTTTAGTTGCGTCAATAAAAAGCTTAGGAATTTTATCATATATATTAAAAGCTGGCTCTTCCCAATCACTTGGCTTAGCTGCATCAGTTTCGCCTCTGTCAGTTGTAGCAACTTGCTTTTTCATATTAGCTTCGTGTACTTGTTTAAACCAATGATCAAAATCAAAACCCATTCTATATGAATGGCCTAATGCAAAATAAATTAAATCAATTAGCGCATCACCCATTTCAGAGTAGTTTGAATACTCATAAGCTTCTTTAAATTCATTGAGTTCTTCTTCTAAAGTATCAACTATAAACTTGTATTCTTTTTCATCAGGAATACTGTTGTATGGTATATTCTTTAATACTTTAGTTTGAAATTCTGTTACTAGTCCGTAAATGTCCATTAATCCTCCTTTGATGCAAGCGGACCGTAGGAGGACTAAATCCGAACGGTCCATAAATGCTTGCTAGTACCTTTTTAATTATAACTATCTCCAGTTTTTACTGTATGCTTTACGATTTGGCATAAACCAAAAATTAAACGTATTGTAAAACTTCGATGAAATATAAAAATATAAAACTGTGAATAGTATTGAATAACTCAATAATTCAAAACCATTAAATATTCCATCGCCATTAATATCAAAATTACTTAGCATTTTTTGTCCTCCATTTTTTAACGTAAGTTTTCATATTTTCACGTTTGTTTAACTCATCTATTATAACCTGTTTTACTAATTTTTCTTTAACAGTATAAACAGTTTCTTGATCATTAATAATATCGGCTTTAATATATTTTTGTAGCACTCCTAAAAGATGCGCAGCCGTTGGCAAACTGTTTGCCGGTCGTCCTGGTCCTTTCGGCACTATTCCTCCTTGTTATTTAAAACTAAGCTTGTTTTTGTAAAACTATTAGCTAAGTTTACTTGAATATTACTTATTTGTAATAAACTGCGCGCCTCAGCCTCTTCGGGTGTTTCAGCGTTATTGTTTAATACAACTTTTAAATTATACTCGTTTTTATATTCTTTCATAATAGTAAAATTATATCGCTAATTTTCTATTTTGTATTGTTTAAAACATTTTATTATTATTTATATTGTTTACATATAAAATAAAATTGCTGTAATATTTATATAAGCAAAATTAACAACATAAGCAGCGTTTAAAAGCTCATATAAGCGTTTAAAGTCTTGCGGCTTCACTCAGTCTAGCTATTAAGCTATTTGCTATATTTAGCTTTAGGTTAGTCCGTATGGCTGTTAGAGCCATATTTACAATTACAAATTGTTATATATGTACCTTTGTTATTTTTTTCTGAATAACAATTTTTTTTTGGTTTCATGATCTAAATTTTATAGTTAACAGCCAAATTATTAAAGTAATTAAAGTTGCTAGCGCTGTTATTTGAGCGGCTGATCCTGTTAAAGTAAGTACGGCAATAACAAGGCCAACAAGTGTCCAACTTAAATTTAATGTTTCTTTTATAGCTTCAACTATATAATTAAATATTTTTTTAATCAAAATGATTTCCTCATAATAAAACTTCCTATAGTAGCTATTCTAGCTAGAATAACCGGGACTACGACTTCTTGTGCTTTTTCCTTTTGGCTGCTTGTCATACCTGATGATAAATTATTAATAGTTATTTCATTAAAATCAATTTGTATAATTGATATTGGATCTGCTATAAAATTTTCTATAGCAATTTCAACAACAACATCACTTAAATTATAATTTTCAACATTTGCATTATCGGAAGCTCTTTCAACATATTCATCAACTGCTTGTGCTATGTTTTCTTCTTTAGCTACTGCTTCAGCAATAATAGCAACATCTTCAGTTTCTTCAAAACCTAAAATATCAGCAACTACTTCTGTTTGCTCTTGAGTTAACGTTTCAACATTTTCAACTTTAGTAACTTCATTAACTACAGCTTGAACTACTTGTTTTGTTTCTTTCGTTGCTTTATCTAAATTTGTAATTCCAATATCAGTAACTTCTTTAATTACTTCTATTTGATCCTCTTGATCCAAATCTTCAACATATTCGACTATAGCAGCTTTAACTTCTTCTTCATAAATAACAACTTCTTCTTGTGATAGTGTATTTAATTCTTCTTCATTTTTTAATTCAATGATTTCTTCAACTTTAACAATTTCTTTTATAGCTTCTTCGACTTCAATTAATTCAATTTCTTCTTCAGATTCAACGATTTCCTGTATAATTTTATCGTCATTATTTTCAACCTGAATTTCATCCTCTCTAATTTCGTCATCGATAGATAATGTTTCGTCCAACTCATCTTCTATAATATCCTCTATTATTTCATCCTGTATTGGTATTTCCACCACGTCTTTGGGAGCAACGTCTTCCAAATCAAATTCAATAACTTCAAATTCAATAGGCTGCTCTTCAAACTCCAATATTTCGATTTCAATTTCTTTCTCTTCAGGTGCGTCGAATATTTCAACAACATCTTCAGGAATGACGATCTCCACATTTTCTTTATCTTCAATAATAATTTCTTCATCAATAACCTCTTCTTTTATAATAATACAATCGCCACGATCTATTTGCGCGTCAGTCATAAAACAACCATAAGCAGCTTCGTTATCAATTCGTTCTTGATCTCTTTCAATAGTTCCATCATTTACGTCTGCTTGTGTGTAAGTTTTATCAACACCTTCAACAACTATATCAACAATAATTTCTTCAGGAAGAGGTGGCAAAGGCTCTGGTTCAACATAAAGCTCAGGCTCAGGCTCAGGCTCGGGCTCGGGCTCTGGCTTAGGAGGAATAGTAGTAGTTGTAGTAGTAGTAGAAGTTGTTGTAGTTGTAGTTGTAGTGCTTGAAGTTGTTGTAGTTGTAGTAGCAAAGTTTCCTGTTGCTGTAGCATCATCGTATTGCCAATATAGCGAATCAAGTAAAGATATATCTGTAAGTGTTACATCAAAAGCAGTTATATATTTATCAATATTTTCTTCAACAGCATTATAATCAGTAAAAGATTTATAAAAGTCATCATACATTGTAGAAAAATCTGAACTGTTTTGACCTGATTTATTTTCTGTTTCGTTTGTATTGTCTGCATAATACCAAGTAACAGAATATGAGTTATTGACTGCACCCACTAAAAATGCTACTTCATATACTTGTATGTCAGTAGAAAATGTAAAGGTATAAGTACCGTTATCTAAAGCTAGTGAACAGCCGGTAGTCCCATACTGATCCTGTTCATTACAATAAATTGAAGGATCGTTTGATATTGTTATTGCTGATTCAAAAGTATTGTCTTCAAATCTTTCCCATTTCCATACTTCATCAGCTATAGCTAACGGAAAAGGTATTATTAAAAACATAACACCACATAAGCTTAATAATTTATTAAGCATTACATTACTGCTTGAATGAGCACCACTAACGCCGAAACAGCAACTAACCAGCCGCTTAATTCAGCTCTTGATATTTTTTGATTTACTTTTTCGTGCAATTGATCTATGCGATCATTTAACTTTTCTTGACCTTCCAAAATTAGCAAACTTAATTCTTTTGCTGTTAAACCGTTAGTTCTTTCATTAGACATATAGCAATATTACCATATTTAAAATAGGCTTAAACAATTTGATATTTAGAATGTTTGTTTAGGTTTATACTGTTCTAAAGCGTGTTGTAAAATTGTCAAAAAGCTGACAAAAAATGAACTTAACAAAACTTGCATTAGATCTGCGTCTATAATCCCAGCATTAGCTGATAAATAAAGTCCGATCGAACTTTGAATGCCAGTACGAAATGCTTTTGAAAACATAAATTTCCAGTATGCTTTCCAATTTGATTTGTCTATTTTACTCAATTTATATCCTTTCAATACAATTGTAATATTAAAGTTAACGCAACTTATCTAGCTGATATTTGTTTTACTTTATAATTAGTACATTTTTCATTCATGCACATAAAGTATTTATTAAATATTTCCAAATATTGTTTGCATGTTCGACAAGTTAATTTCAAATAACCTCTACTGTATTTTATTTAATTGAAGTGCCTTAATAATATTTAACTCTGAAATAATTTTGTCATATTTTTGATCAACTGTATTTGTTAAAATTACATCTTCAGTTGCTTTATTTGATAAACCTGATAAATTAATATTTGAATATTTAATTGTAACTTTTTCTTTTGCAATTAAAGCATCTCTAACTTTAGGATAAAACTTTTTATAAGCATCACCTGATCCGCCTACAAAACCATCTTTACCTTTATCAAGATCTTGCTGAGTTTCTCCTATCAAGAGACATCCCGCGGTATGCTGATCCGTATTTCCGGTATGAATGAGGATATATTTAAAATTTGGTACGTCTTGTAACTCTAACATTCCTTTGTGAAATGTAGATCCATACCTAGCTTTATATTTAGTATCAAAACCTCCAATATTCCGAAATTTTATTTCGTATTCACCTAAAGGAATAGCTGTTTCAGACATAACTTTAATATCTCTTACTTCATCTTCTAAAGTAAAACATTCAAATACACCATCAACAAACAGCATGCCGTTAGTAGCATCTTTACCAAATTGAGTTCTTACTACGTCTAACTTCATACTTTATATTATACTATCTAATAACATTGATATTGCTCCACTTGTCATCTCCACCTATAACCATAGTTAATATTCCAGGATTACTTGCATCTCCAGCTGTTGATTCAAACCATTGTGATCCGCTATCTAAGGTTGGCGCTTGTACAATTAACCTAGATGAAGTTTCATAGGCTGAGAAAAAATGATAATGTCCCATTAACAAAATGTCTGCATCTGCAATTGCATTTCTGCTTAATGACTGATCAGCTAACCACTTTTTTGCTTTAGCTTGAGCGTTAGATCCGCCGCGCATTTGATGCCCATGAACGAGGCAAAGTGTAATTCCTGATATGTCAAAAGTTAAACTCAATTTATTTTCTGGTATAATAAATTTTAATTTATCTTTGTAAGCAGGCGATTCATTAAATATTTCGTATAACTCTTCACTTAACTGAACATCGCGATTATCCCCAAATGAAGTAAACGCTTTTCCGTTACGACGGGATTCTCCATGATTTCCGCCAATAAACGCAACTAGGCCTTCTTTAAATAGCGGCATTAATTGTGTAATCAAACTATATGCCATACGCCTAGCAACTTTTTGTTGTTGACGATAATCTAATTCAACTTCAAATTCTTGCATAGCATAAAAATCTGAACAGCCCTCGACAATATCACCCAACCCAGCAAATAAAACACGATCAATATTCTTAGTTTTTTTAAGTTGTTTTATTTCATTAATAATTTTAGGTATAGCTGCAGAAAATCTTTCAACAGTTTGAGTTGTTCCTTTTTTGCCTATTTGCCAGTCACTTAATGCTACTACAAATGTTTGGCCTACTGCTTTATCAATTTTTACTGCAGGTTTTTTAGCTTTAGCTTCTTTTAATAATAATTTAAAATCACTATCTGCCATGTAGTTTTTATTTGAAACGATCTTTGCTTTGAAATAATAAAAGCGCTGCACTTCACCGGCGCCCATATTTGCATCCCAATACCTGATCTCTGCAGTTCCTGGAACTACTGAATAATTTTCAGCTTCTTCTCCAAAATAATCATATAGCTGCTCTTTCCAATTTATTTTGTTAGTTGCCTGCGGCTCAGAAACAATTTCACCTGATTTAGTTACTTCACTATACTTATATCCAGGTTTAAACTTAGGAGGATGCTCTATTTTATTTTTTCCTTTACGAGGTGCTTTATCACTATAAGTTTTTTTAAACTTTTCTAAATCACTCATATAAACCTAATCGAAGATCTTTAAACCATCTTCTAACAGTATTATGCGAATGATTTTTTAGTTCTTTATAATTTTCGATCATATAAATAGCCAACGCTGTATCGCTCATATTTAGATCTTCTGCTTCTTTAACTAATCTTTTAGCTTCTAGTAATAGCTTAGGATTTTTTTGTAAAAAAGCTGACTTGCCTGTTAAATTAGAATTGTAACTATTGGCAAACTTTTTAAGTGTCATATTAGCCTCCTGTTTATATAATTATTATAAACATAAAAAAAGACAGTTTTAGCTGTTTCTTGAATAATTTAAGTAACTAAATAGCAAAAGCTTGCGCTCTTTACTAGCTAATGATCCAACATTACGACCATCATAAATGTCGTGATGCAATTTACATAGCATTGCTACATTTTCAATATCATATTTACGTTGTTTATTACCACCCATTCCAATTCCATGAATGTGCGCTAATTCAAGTTTTTGATTGTAATTAATACACTCTGGCCATTCGCACCTGTTATTTGCACGATCTAATGCGATTAAACGCATTTCCTGTAGCTTAGTCAATTACTAAGGTTTAGGGTGCGCAGCTTTAACAGCGTCTATGTGATCTTGGAACGTTGTTGTACTATTTTTACCATCCCAGTAAATCATGTCTAACTGATCAGCAATAGATCCGTACGCTTCTTGTCTAGCAGTTTTATAACCGTTTTCTTGTTGGTCAAACTTACTATTAGCTAAATCTATAATAGCTTGGTCGTAATCAGCGTCTGTAAATTCAAGTCTTTCGTTATTGACTTGCTTATACATTGGCTTTGCGTCCTCAATTTCTTGAGTTGCTACTACTGTTAGTTCTTCTAATGTTGCCATAATTATCCTTTCTATCTTATCATACTTTATTTAATTACTTCTTTAAACCATATAATGTGAATTTAGAGCCTGTATCTATATTGCCACTAGAAAAAAAGAACTGTACACCATTTGCAGATTGACTGGCCGAATGCACTCCTGCACCAGTACACCCATAAATCAAATCAAAAGGGCTACTGCCTGCAAATTCATTTGTGATGAAATTGTATTCATTAGGATTGTTGAAGTTAAAAAGGTATAAAGTTGCATTAGTATTTTCTCCTGTTGCATTTCCACTTCTGTCAAATTCCCAATATGTACCATTAGTATTTGTATTGTTATCAAAAGTATTATCACTTCTAAGACCTTTATTTCCAAAATCATAATTAGAAGTTGTATCAGCAGAACTTGAAACAAGTATTCTTACTCTGTTCAAAACATTATCTGATGTTGGTCTGAGATTAGAAAACTGAACTAAGTACACATTATAAGAACTGTCCCACTTAGCACCACCAAGCTCAACTGTTGATACTGATGATGTTACAGTTACCTCATCTATTTTTATTAATGCACCACTCATAATTTATTGAACTCCATATACACTTGCTTCAAAAGTAAATGTGCCAGCTGCAACATAATATCTTATACCTGTTACTCGTTCAGCATTGTAGTGAGAACTAATTCCTTTTCTCATAACTAAACCTCTACTTGAGTTGTCATTCCAAGAACTGCTTTGAGTTTGAGAAAAAGTGTAACTAGAACTGTCATAAGGATTGTAAATATATTGTACAAATCCAACTCCCTCTGTACTGTTATCATTAATATAACCACTAGTTGCCATATAATTTTGACCATTACTCCTACTTTCTAGAAAACCACTATCCCAAGCTCTGCCCTCTAAAGTAGCACTTTTATATTCAGTAGCACTAATTACTGTGCCTGTGCTATCTAATAATCTTCTATATAAATTTTGTGACGAAGAGCCAACTATTTCAAAAGTGGTTGATTTTATACAATACACATCATATTTATCAGTAAAAATATTTGTTATATCTACAAGTGATGTTCCAGTTGAACTGACAGATTTTATGAATTGAAGTTCAGTAGCCATTATTCGTAACTCTTTATGCCATAAAGGGAAATTTCAAAATCAGTCAAACTTCCTGCTGTTGGAAAAACTCTTAGAGCATTCATTGACACTGTTTGATGATAAACTAAACTCCCAAAATACATTACTAAATGAGCATTGAAATTCCAACTTGAACTTTGATGTGTGGCAAAACTATATTTTGTGCTGTCGCCTAAGTTATAAAAGTACATATATCCATTGCCTTGCTCATTTGCATTTGCACCTAATGCACCTAATCTTGTAAAAGCATTACCACTTGTACTTCTAGTTTCGCCATTTGAAGTGCCACTTGTCTGAACAAATTGAATGTCATAATCGTAACTACCACTTTCAAAAGTAGTTCCATTATCATCTGATAGTCTGCAATCAAGCCCTGCGTCACTTGAACTGACAATATTATTTAGTGTCATAAAATGTACATCATAAATATCAGCTTTTATATTTGTAAAATCTACTTGCGCAACATCTGAACTATGAATTTGAGTTTCAATTAATTCTAATTGTCCATAGTTAGTGTATTTATCTGCTCTTGTTAGATCGTAAATATCTTTAGGTGTAAATATCCCTTTATTATTTCCAAAACTTTGTTCTGGTGCTTCTGGTATGTATCCATATTCACTCATTTAAACCACCCTGTACAATGTAAAAGTTCCACTATCAATATTTCCTGTTGATGGTAAAAATTGAACTCCATTGTGTGCCTCTGCTACTGTATAAACTGTTCCACCTGCATAACCTCTACCCTCACTAAAACCAAAAGTAACACTTTCTATTGTCATAAAACTATATTCACTTGCATTATTAAAATTGTATAAATAAAAAATTCCATTACCACCCTCAAAAGCATTATCTATATTTCCTGTTCCTCTTGTATAAGTAAGGTTTGTATTACTATCATTTATAAAAGCTGCACTTGCTCTAAAAAATTTATTAGCATAATCATAATTAGCAGTAGTTTGTGGTGTACTACTAGCTGTAAATCTTGTCCTTATTTCATCAACCCCACTACTAGGACTTGCACCAACAATAGTTACCATATAAACATCATCACTATCTATGCCTGTTAAGGTAACACTAGCTACTGCACTTGTTACTGTATTTGTTGCTACTTGTACTAATCCCATTAGCTATCAACTCTCAATCCATAAGTTTTTATAGTTCCACTTCCAAAACTTCCTGTATCAGTTATTAAATTAAATCCTCTAACTGTTTCTGCTGATTTGAAAACACCTATACCTTTTTCTGTTTGCATTTTAGTTGTATAAAAATTACCTTGTCCAAGTGTAAATGTATAACTACTAGAACTATAAGGATTAAAAATATAACAAGTTGATACTGTACCAAGTGCATCTGTAAAACCTAAAGCAGTGTGTAGCAAAGAAGTTCCATTGGTTGCTCTATCTTCTGATGTACTATCTACTAATAGTCTTAAATTGGCACTATCATAACTACTTGATGAATTTACACTACCACTAGTATTAATAAATCTCATACCAACACCACCTTGTAATCCACCACCACTTTCTCTACAATGTAAAGTAATTTGGTAAATATCAAAATCTGTTGAAAAAACATTATCAATATTTATATTTGTAACAGTTTCATTAAATTCAGTTTCATTAATTAATCTTAGGTTACTCATATCTGTTTTACTCCATAAAGGGATATGCTACCCTCTAAATTATAAGTATCAGAAAAAAACCTTATACCATCAACTACACTAGCTTGTGGTAACACCCCACCACCAAAATAAAAAAAGAAATTACCACCACTAATATTTGTAGTTTGAACTGTGTAAAAACTATACTTACTTGAATTATTTAGATTATAGAAATATATATATCCATTTGTATTTTCACTATTTTGATTTGGTGCTATTACCATTCTGTTTGCACCTGTGCTT